AAAAGCTCCAGAAATAGTCTCAACCTTTTCAGGTGTAGCACTTTCCTTAACTTCATCCAAAGAAGTATTAGGTTTTAGTGTATAGAATTCCTTTGGCTTCTTGAGTGGCACCTAAAAATACTCCATCTACAATTATATTTATTTTACTCAGATTTAGTCTTTTCTCCTTTAATTAATTTTGCTAAATCTGCAGTAGATCCAACGAACAAAGCATTATTAGTAACACTAGTAGGTCCTTGCTTTTCTTCTGCATTAACATCCTTCAATTTCTTTTGAAGATCCATTAATTTATCAGTTGCATCAGAAACACTTTTAATTAACTGTCCTGCAACTTCATATGCTCTGGGCATTTCACTTTCCTGAGCAAGTTCAAGAATACCATCAATTGCTTCTTGTCCTTTTTCAATTATACTATAAAGATTACCTCTAGTATACTCATAATCTCTAGTAATTTCATCTTTAGTAAGTCTGTCCGGAGGAGGATTAACTCTTTCAATAGATTTAGGTTCTTCCTTTACTACTTCGGTAGTAATATTAAAAGTTTTATCTAATTTTTTGTATTCATCAGTCATAACCATTACGGAATAAATCCACTTGTTGTACCATCAAATCCAAAATCATCACCCAGTGGAATGAGAGGTGCATCATCATCCTGCGTAATAGACTTGACAGGATCTCCTCTTAAATGAGAACCAATGGTAGTACCATCCTTTCCTCTTTCCACCACTAGATCATTACTATCTATTCTAGTAACATAAACTTCTTCACCATCAATTTCGTAGTAAGTACTTGTGGAAATATTAGATGCATCATTAACCTTAATAACATCATCCGCAGTACCAACATCAGCAGCCAAGTTAGTAATAACTGTTCCAGTATAACTCTTAACTGCTCTTGGTTGTACAGAGTAACGAAGATCTCTTTCAACACTTGTAGAACCACCAGCAAGATATGTAACAGTAGCCTTTCTGATGATATCCTTCGTAGCAGTAGCAACAGGACCGAATAGGTAA